TTTTCTAATAAATGGTTTACTTTTTGCTTTTTTAATGGCTTCTTTTGTTTTAAAAGGTTTTGTTTTTGGTTCTGTTTGTTCTTCTTTCATACTTTCAATATCATTTGCCATTCTCTCTAATAAAGAAACAACTTTAGATTGAAAAGCATGTCTTTTTTGTATTTCTTTACGCCTTTCAACAGGTTTCATATATTCCATTTTAGCTAATGCTTGTGTATCCTCTTGTGCTAAAAACGTTGATAATTCAGCTAATCCTTTTACTGTACCTTCTAACCTTTCTATTTTTTTGACTTTTTTAGGTTCTTTAACTTCTTCTGGTTTTTTCTCTAATGGTACGCTTAATCTATCAAATTCTTTACCTTCAAATTCTGCAATAATTTGTGCAGCTTCAATATTAGCTCTTGTTTTTTGAGATATACCTGTTTTGCGTACTTTTTCTTCAGACGCTAACATTAATCCAGCAAGTCTTGCAAAAGGAATAGCCATTTATTTTTCCTCTTTCTTTTGTTTCTGTTGTTTCTGCTTATCTAATCTCTTTTGAATCAATGCAATAAATGCTTCTCTTTCAAAAGGATACATACTATCAACATCGTTTTTTCCATTATTAGAATAAAATGAAATATCAGCATATTGATTATAAATTTCTGTTAAATTCATAGAACTAATAATTTCATGTGCTGGAGAATTAAACGTGCTTTCATTACCACAAAATGTACAATGAATTTTTTGATATTTGTCAAATATACATTTATTACTTTTTTTAACCTCTTCTTCAAACTCTTCAAGAACGTCAATAGGCACATCATCTGGAAATTCTGTATAATATTCTACTACATTATCAATAATTCTTATTTGATCTAACATATTACTTGGTTCACAACTCATAAACATTTTAGGAATATTTACAACATTTATATCTGTTTTTCCACAATTTGAACATACATATTTTACCTGTATTAAATCACTAACAGAAATTTCTCTTAATTTAAATATAATAGCTTCACACTCTTTTATAGTATAAATCTCAGGATTTTCAATGCCTAATATACCAAGAATTACATGATAATCAATTTCTTTCCAACCTTTTCCTATTTTTTTTCTATCTGCTATATATAATAAAGCATCTTTTTCTTGTTTAGTAGTATATGGTTTTAAATTATCAAGTACTTCTGTTATATCAAACATATCAAACATTTCAGACACTTATACTTCCTTTGGTAACAATTCATCAAAAAACCCGGGAATTATATCAAAATTATAATATTGTTTATACTCACAATATGGACATGTTATTTCCTGCCCTAAATCAAGATCTGATTTTTTATTGAAGTAAAAATCTTCTAATTTTTCAAATTCTGGTAATGGTAAATTTTCTACAAACTCCATAACTTCCGATAATTTACTCATAGGTTTATCATTTATTTCAATGATAGATAAAAGCATAGTAATATAAGAAGGTGGTTCATCAGGATATTTTTCTCTTGCTTTTTTTACGGTATCGGCCATTTTGATATCTCTGAATGAAAATTTATTTTTGTTAATTCTTGTTTCAACTGGAAATTCAGAAGGATGATAATGTGTTACATCATCTAGTGTTGTTTCAACATCAAATAATTTTTCACATTTATCACAGCTCATTCTAAAATTTACTTTATTAAAAGATGATGCTTTTTTAATTTCTATTAATATATATTGTTTTTCTAATTCTGATAAAAACACTGTCTTATCAATATCAATATATGGATATATTAAAATATCATATACTTCTTCTTCTGTTATTTCAGTGCCTTTTTCTCTATATAGTTTTATAAATTCTTTTTTAGTCTTAGCTGTCCATGGTTTAACTTCTGTATTTAAAGTTTTTCTTATTTTAATATTCATTTACCCCTCCAATTAATAAGTTTCAGGAACCGGTTCTGGTTCAACATTTGCTGTTTCTTCATCTGGTATAATAATATCTGTATATGCCATAGTTATAGTTGTTGTAGATATTTCACCAGTAGCATCTGTGTACTCAATAGGTGAAATTTCAATAGGAAATGCTCCCACTAACTCTATATTATAAGTATCGTTTCCGTTTCCATCTAATTGATATATTTTAACACTATTTTGCCAATAAGGTACAAGCATTCCATTATATCCAGTTAAAAAATTCATAGGATCATCAATAACCTGACCAATATCATTAATAAATTCATTTATATTTCCCCATCCATTTTTTATATCTTGTAGTAAATGTTGAGGAATAAAATTTTCTATAGTACCAAAATATCCAATTTTAGAATTATGTACAAGATTCATCCATTTCCAAAATTCGTCTCTTAATTTAAGATCAGTTTGATTATAAAATGTAAAACTCCAAGATGGATTATGCTGAGTTTCTCCTCTTGCTTGATATCTTCTTCCTTTATACCAAACATCAGCAGGTGTTATCGTTTTTCCAGGTAATGATGTACTTTGACAAAGAATATCAATTTCTCGAGAATCAGGTAAATTGACAATAACTCTGTATTTGTTAGTTCTTGCTCCATCACCAATAACACTCATTAATTCACTAATCATGAATTACCTTTATTTAAAATTTGTTTTAACTTATCACCTGCTACACTATCAGCACTTGGTGGATTAGTTGGAGGTGTTTTACCTAACATACTATCAATTCCTTGAGAAACATCTCCTGCAAATCTATCAATAACATTGTATCCCATATCAATTATTCCACCACCAATATCCATACTATATCTAAAATATTTAAACGTTACTGTAAATTCTTGAATTTGAGACGCAGCAGTACTATCATATTGCACACCTTCTACAGAAATTGGATATACACCTTCAAAATTATAAATAGCTTTTGATAACTCATCTTCAAAATCTGTAGCTTGAATTTGAATATCTGTTGTATAGCTTGTGTATTTATTTGAACCAGTATTTCCGTATTGAGCACCTTCTTTATGCTCAGAAAAAGGATCAATAGATGTTACTTTATCCCAAAAATTAGAATCTTCTTTATCTTTATTATCTTCTGTACTTTTATCATACGATCCATCATCAAGAGCAATAATCCATTTATAAAATAATTTTCTTAATTCATTTTTTTCATCATTATAAAAAGTAATAGTAAAATTTAAATCAAAATTACTTCTTCCAAATACCGCTAAATCGTGCCCCATGTATTTCATTTCAATTGGTTCATTTTTTATTTCAGGAATTTGTACTGATTTAGCAAGAACATCAATTTGTTGTTGTCCCATTCTTGGTACTAATTTTGATACTTGATCCGGAAATGGAAAAAGTACTCTATATTTTGTCTGTCTTCCAAAGTCTCCACCAATTCCTGCTAATATCTGATTTACTGATTGTAAATTAGTTGCCATTTTTTACCTTTTTATGCCGAGCTCTTTTTCTGTTAATACAGAAAATGTTAAACCATGTTTTTCACAAAATTTTCTTGCTGCTTCCCATTTTGCCAAGTTGATAGGATCATTTGATTGATTTTTTGGTTTTATTTCTATTAATACTTTTTTACCATCTTTAAATTTAACTAAAAAATCAGGAAAATATCTGTGTTTTTGACCATCTTTTGGACTAATATAGGGAATTGGAAATGCCTCAGATGTCCAATATTCTACATTATCATTTTTATCACACCACTTCATAAATTTTAATTCCCATGAACTTCTATATGTTGGATACTCACTTTCGTTCATATATGTATCAAATGGTTTTTTATATTTTTCTAAGTTTTCTGGAATAAAAATACCTTGTTCAAATTTTGAATTTCTATTTCTTCGTTTTTTTGAACGGAATCTTTTTCCTTTTAATGCACCAACTTTCATATTACTCATATAATATTTATAAATATATAAAAAGTCTAAAGGTAATGTATGAGTATTTCACAAGTCATGATGAGTATGAAGAATACTAATTGGAATCTTACGGATGATTTTAGTGTGCTCATAATTCCTAATAATCCTGATTTTTATTTAGAAAAAAATTTAACAAATCTTCCATCAGATCCAACAACATTTTTTAAATCTACAGCCGTTGCTGTTAATCTTCCTGATATTACTACAGGTAATCAAATTGAACATTATGTTGGTGGAGAATACGTTATTCAAAATAGTATACCACAAGTATTCAGATTTTCAATAAGATTTAGAGATATCAATAATGGAGAATTTAGAAGATGGTTTGAATTACTATATGCTTATTCACAATACGCATTTGGAATAGACTCATATTTAAATATTTATATTTATGATAGTAAATATAATAAATTATTATATGGAACATCTAAAGCTTTAATAGATTCTTTACCTGGTCCGCAATATGATACAAATAACACAAACGCACAAGAATTTGAAGTACAATTTAAGAGTGCTTATCTTTCTGATGATTATTTAATGGACTTTGGTTCTATGATGTATATTTCAAATTGGCCGTCTGATGTAGAAGAATCTGAAAATACTGAGAGTGCTTAATGAATATTTTCAAAAAAGCTTGGCAAAAGACTAAGGATTTTTTTAAAGGAATAGGTAAGCAGACTAAAAAAATTACTAAAGATTTTGTAAGAAAGTTTAAAAAAGATTATAAGACTAAAAAAAGTAAAAAACTTTTCAAAGAAGGTGCACTTATTACTTTTAATTATAATGCTAAAGACGTTACTAAAAAATTTGATAAAGCTCCTTTAATTGTTTGTCTTGGATGGAGTAGAAAATTTCCTAATACTCATTTTTTAGGCTTAAATCTTCACTGGTTACCAAAAGAGCAACGAGTCTATTTAGCTGCTTTAATTGTAGAAATGTTAGATAGAAAAAAAGGTAAATTAGTATATGAAGATGTTAAGCCATTGATTAAAAAATTTGAAAAATCACCTATCCTTAGAATGTATATCTATAAAAGAGTAAGTCCAGATGTCTTATCTATGAATGAAGAGGTTTATCTTCAAGCTGCAAGTATGTCTTATGAAGATTGGCATATCCCAACTAGATAAATTTTTGAATAGGAGAAGCAGGCTGAGTTGGAAAAAATTGTCCTTTATTAAAATATGGAGTTCTTGACCATTTCATAATTTTATCTTTATTATGTAATACTTGAGTATTTATTTTTTGTTCAAGTTCTCCTATTTTATGAGAACCAATTTCTAGTAAAATATCTGATGGTGGAATCATATTTTTAAGTTGTTTTGAAAATCCAATTGCTAATTTATACTTATTATTATAATACCTTCCAATAACATAAATCTTGCTAAATTTTGACCACCTGTATAAATTTTCTTTATTTTTGTAGTTAAAAACTATCGTATATTTTGATTTAGCAGCTTCATTGAATGCGTCATTACCTATAAAATCTTTTAATAAATTATTGATTTTATCTGCTCTTCTATAAAGTATATACTCATCTGATGGAACTAAAGGTTTTGTTTTTGAAACAATATTTCTCCATTGTTGAGTACTAGCATCAGAATAATTAAAAAGTATTGGTTTTTTACCTTCAGATTCTATATAAAAATAGTATGGAGATTTTAAAAGAATCCACTCATTATATTCAATTCCATTATTTTTTAAGGCTGTTAATGCATTATTGTATTCCATATATCCATTTATATAAGGATCAATAGTATATAGATCATTTACAGTCATATAAAGCCTTAAAGTATTTTTTATTTTATTTATATATAATAGTTGTATGAAACAAATAAACTCGACAGACTTAAAAGAAGATGATTATGCTATCTTTCAGATAGGTGAAAAATGTTATTATGTTCAGATTCAGTATTTTAGATTGTCACAATATATGGATGATTATTATGTAGAATGGCTTGAAATTGATCCATTGACAAATAAAGTAATAGGTAGTTTTCAGAATTTTTTTAGTAATATAAATTTACTCTCTATAAATCCTAAAAAAGAAGAAATATGGAAGTATTTAATATGATT